CATTATAGTGACAAAGGCAACACAGTCATATATAATATTGTTAGCAACAGTCTCGCCGGACTTTAAGCGGCATGTAGAGTGAGTGTAAGCTCGAAATTACACAAGGAGTTTTATGAGTTACGTTGACGCTCTCTATGACAGAGAGAAAGATAGAATTCACGTTGTTGAACGTGTAAATGGACAAAGGGTATATCGCGAATACCCAGCAGAGTACATCTTTTATTACGACGACCCAAAAGGAAAGTTCCGTACTATTTACGGAAATCCTGTAAGTCGATTTAGCACCCGTAACAGCAAAGAGTACCACAAAGAACTAAAAATTAATTCAGGTAAACGTCTTTGGGAGAGTGACATTAATCCCATTTTCCGTTGTCTTGAACAGCACTATTTAGGTGCAAATTCCCCCAAACTACAAGCAGCGTTTTTCGACATTGAGGTCGACTTTGATCCGGTTAAGGGTTACAGTCGACCTGAAGATCCTTTTAATCCCATTACTGCTATTTCTGTCTACTTAGACTGGCTCGACAAGATGATCACTCTTGTGGTACCACCTAAGAGCTATAGTTGGGAAACTGCTGAAGAAATCTGCAACCAATTTGATAACTGCTATCTTTTTGAACGAGAAGAGGACATGCTAAACACATTCCTTGACTTAATCGATGATGCAGATATCCTAAGCGGTTGGAACTCTGAAGGTTTCGATATTCCCTACATCACCATGCGTATTAACAAAGTCCTTAGTAAGGACGATACTCGCCGCATGTGTTTATGGAATCAATTTCCTAAGCAAAGAACATTCGAACGCTTTGGCGCAGAGAACCTAACATTCGATTTAATCGGTCGTGTTCATATGGACTATATGCAATTGTACCGCAAGTACACATATGAAGAACGACACAGTTATAGTCTAGATGCAATTGGCGAATACGAGCTAGACGAACGTAAGATTGCTTACGAAGGCACACTGGACCAATTGTATAACAAGGACTTTCCTAAGTTCATCGACTATAACAGACAAGATACCATGCTGTTGGCTAAGTTAGACAAGAAGTTGCGATTCTTGGATCTAGCCAATGAACTTGCTCACGATAATACGGTGCTGTTGGCTACCACAATGGGTGCGGTAGCAGTAACAGAGCAAGCCATCATCAATGAGGCGCACCAACGTGGTATGATTGTTCCAAATCGGAAAGGACGAGATGATCAAGGAGAAACGCAAGCAGCAGGTGCCTATGTTGCTTATCCCAAAAAAGGCATGCACGACTACGTTGGAGCCATTGACATCAACTCGCTCTATCCCTCGGCTATTCGTGCCCTCAACATGGGACCAGAAACCATCATCGGACAACTCCGACCAGTCATGACTGAGCGATATATCGCCGACAAGATGAAGTCAGGCGATAGCTTTGCAGCAGCATGGGAAGGATTGTTCAGCAGCTTGGAATACGAAGCTGTAATGAAAGGCGACCCTACAGTAGAAATTACCATTGACTGGGAAGCTGATGGTACAAGCGATGTGGTTAGTGCAGCAGATGTTTGGCGTATTATTTTTGACAGTAACAAGCCCTGGATCTTAAGCGCAAATGGCACAATTTTTACGTATGATCGTAAAGGTATTATTCCAGGGTTGCTGGAACGATGGTATGCCGAGCGTAAAGAGATGCAGAAGAAGCTTAAGGAATCCACAACTAAAGAAGACCAGGAGTATTGGGATAAGCGACAGCTGGTTAAGAAAATTAATCTTAACAGTCTGTACGGCGCTATTCTAAACCCAGGTTGTAGGTTCTTCGATCATAGGATTGGTCAGTCAACTACACTAACTGGTCGCAGCATTGCCAAGCACATGGATAGCTTTGTCAACGAATGTATCTTTGGTACATACGACCACGTGGGGGATGCTGTTATCTACGGCGATACTGACTCTGTTTACTTTAGTGCATGGCCCGCCGTAAAGGACGAAGTTAAGGCAGGTCGAATGGAATGGAATCGAGACATTGCTGTTCAACTGTACGACAGCATCGCAGATCAAGTTAATGACAGCTTTCCTGCATTTATGGAAAAGGCATTCCACTGCCCAAGACAAAACGGCGCGATCATTAAAGGTGGCCGAGAACTAGTTGCAGTTAAGGGCTTGTTTATTAAGAAAAAACGTTATGCTGTTCTTATCTATGACAAAGAAGGCAAGCGACTCGACGTAAATGGCAAGCCAGGCAAAGTAAAAGCCATGGGTTTGGACCTTAAGCGCAGCGACACGCCCAAAGTTGTTCAAGACTTCTTAAGCGAAATCTTGCAAGATGTGCTAACTGGTGCACAAAAAGATGAAGTGGTCGAAAAGATCAAGGAATTTAAATATAAGTTCCAAGAACGGCCGGCCTGGGAAAAAGGTACGCCCAAGCGTGTAAACAACTTGACCAAATACACAGAAGAAGAACGCAGACTGGGCAAGGCAAACATGCCCGGGCACGTCCGTGCAGCAATGAACTGGAATAATCTGCGTCGTATGCATAGTGACAACTACAGTATGCAAATCGTTGACGGTATGAAAGTTATTGTCTGCAAGTTAAAGGATAATCCACTAGGCTATATCAGTGTGGCTTACCCCACAGACGAAGCACATATCCCAGCATGGTTTAAAGATTTGCCATTTGATGATAGCACAATGGAAGACACAATTGTGGATCAGAAGGTAGAAAACCTATTAGGTGTACTGGATTGGGGTCTAGCAGATAGTACTAACATTAATTCTACATTTAATAGTTTGTTTAGCTTTGAATAAAATTATCCCATTAGTTGATATTTCCAATGCCGCTTATCTTAATGGTAAGCGGTTTCTTGCTTCGGATGTTCCAAGAGACCATGTCTATACATATAAAGCAAGGAACATGAATTTTAATAAAGATTTGGGCCTCAAAGGAAAATATTGTTACCATCCATTTAATACTATAACCGTCGATGGATTCGGCGACGTCTATGTTTGTATTTGTCAGGCTTGGCTGCCAATTAGCGTAGGTAAAATTTGGGACTTCGAAAGCTTAGATGATATAGTTCGCAGTGAACGCGCAAGAGAAATACAATCCAGTATCATCGACGGCAGCTACAGGTATTGCGATCATAATACTTGTAGTATTATTCAAGAAGGCGAGTTAAAAGGCGAAATAGCTCACCGACCCGATACAGTTAACTGGATTAACTTTGCAATTGATTCCAGTTGCAATCTGACTTGCCCTAGTTGTAGAACCGGTTTTACATTTATTAATGAAGGTCCAGAATTTGAAAGAAGAATGAAAATCGTCGACCACATGGCAAAGTTAATTGAAAACCACAGCCACTGGCTTAAATTTACTTTGAGCGGAGACGGCGATCCGTTTGCTAGTTTAATATATCGTCATCTACTGTCCAAATTAAATTTGGCAGGCAATAAAAATGTGGAAATTGAAATTGTGACTAATGGCATTTTGGCTAAGGCACATTGGCATAAAATGAAAGGCGTTCACAATAATATTGTGAGATTCAAAATAAGTTTTGACGCAGGATCTGAATCAGTATATAATATCACAAGGCGCGGAGGAGACTGGAATAAGTTATTAGACAGCGCAGATTATATCAATAAATGGAAACAGAAAACATACAGTGATATGGTCACAACTGCCAACTTTGTTGTCCAAACAGCCAATTATAAAGATATGGCGGCATATGTGGAAATTTGCGATAAGTTAGGTTTCGATGAAATTAATTTTCAAAAAATAACAGACTGGGGAACTTTTGATAATTTTAAAGATCATGCAGTCTGGCACAGCGAGCATCCAGAATACACATATTTTTTGCAACAACTACAGCACCCAAGTCTAAATAATAAAAAGATAAACTTTACTAATTTAACATCCATTAAAAATGAAATTAAGTGACTTGGTCAAACTAAAAAATAGCTTGCTGGAATTTAATCCTAGAGCAGCTCGGGATGGATTAGAAATCCTTGACGGCCACTTGACTCAAACTCTAAACATACCGATGCATCCCAATTATAAAGATAGCATTGGAGAAAACATAGCAAGTTTAGATTTGATTGAACAAAAATTGTGTTCAATTGAAGATAATATTAATAAACAAATTCGAGAAATTGATCAAGAAATCACAGAGCGCACACAAGAATATCTTGCCCGCGGCTATATGATTAATGGTTACTATGGATCCAACAGCAGTGATGTACCAACAGAGCGAAACGATAGATTACTAAACATTAATGATGAGACAAGAAGTCAAGTAATTGTAAGATTACGGAGCTATACAGACTGGCACTACCCTGGATTAGAAATCGGACCAGGTGACGGCACATGGACTGAACATATGGTAGCAAGCGATCCCTTATACATTGTGGACGTACACCGAGAGTTCTTAGATAATACTCTTAATAAATTTAATCCATTTTATAGAAATAGAGTAAGACCCTACTTACTCAAAAGTCACACTGGCCCGGAAAGCTTCGATTTAAGTACGCTACCACAAAATCAATTTGGTTTTGTTTTTGCTTGGAACGTATTCAACTATTTGCCGCTAGCAGAAACTCGCGCATATTTGACTAGCATCTATAATGTACTACGGCCAGGCGGTGTAGCAATGTTTAGTTATAATAATTGTGACGTTCCACAAATGGTAGAATATGTGGAGCAAGGTTACAGAAGTTGGATGCCCAGCAAATTGCTTATTGATACTTGCATTGAATTGGGGTTCGAGATTATCACTACCACTAGTACCGAACTAACAGTGCACTGGATCGAAATTAAAAAACCCGGTGCACTTCACACTATCAAAGCTCATCAGACCATGGGCAAAATTTTAAACGCAAACACTTGATTTTTCTAAATAAATCATATAAACTTAACAGACACTTGGAGAACTTATGAAAGACCATCTATTAGATATTGTGCAACATACGCACGGACTCGGTGTAATCGACCTAGTTAAAATTACTGGTACAGAAAACGATACCATTCTAGAAGCAATCGCAGAAGATCGCAGCGTTATTCTGCAAGCCAAATTCAAAGGCGTTGTGGGAGATTTTGTTGGAACATTTGGAATGCCAAATTTGGGCAAGCTAAACACTATCCTAAATATTCCAGAATATAAAGAAAACGCCAACATTACGGTTAGTCGCCAGAATAATCCTGCAGGAGAATCTGTGCCAGTAGGTGTTCACTTTGAAAACAAAGCAGGCGACTTTAAAAACGATTATCGTTTTATGAGCTCTGAAATTGTTAACGACAAGCTTAAAACAGTTCGAATGAAGTCTGTTAACTGGGACGTTGATATTGTGCCTACCAACGCTAGTATCCAGCGTCTGCGTTTCCAAGCCAGTGCTAACAGCGAAGAAAACAACTTTATTGCCAAGACTGAAAATGGCGATCTTAAGTTTTACTTCGGCGATCACAGTAGCCATGCAGGCAACTTTGTGTTCCAAGCAGGCGTTAGCGGCAACCTAAATAAAGCATGGGCTTGGCCAGTTGCTGTAGTTATTAGCATCCTAAGCTTGCCCGGCGACAAGACATTTAAAATCAGCAATGAAGGTGTTGCCCAAATCACTGTGGACAGCGGCATTGCCCAATACAACTATCTTCTACCTGCACAAACTAAATGACAAAAAGAATAGACGATCTGACAAGTAAACAGAGTGATTATGCTGTGTTCTTGCCGGCATTGAGTAGCTTCTATTCACGTGATGTTAGTAAGCAGCGAATTGATCCTAACTATATAGACCCTGCAAGAGTGCCTACAGGCTTTGAAAACGGCATCGAAGGCATGAACTGGTTGAATGATCAGGAAGGCTATTTCAAGTACAAATGGAGTCTTTATAGTGCGGGTCACGCAGACTTAGATCTAGCCAAAACCAACGGGCGCGACGACATGGTTCGTAATCGCGATCCAAACACTTTTATCTTAGGCGACTCTGGCGGTTTCCAGATTGGTAAAGGTGTATGGGAAGGTAATTGGAAAGATCCTAATTGTCCCAAAGCATCCAAAAAGCGCAAGCAGGTTTTGGAATGGCTAGATGCTTACATGGATCGCGGTATGATTCTAGATATTCCTGCCTGGGTTGCACGTAGTCCTGCAGGTCAAAAGGCAACAGGTATTAGCACATACGCAGAAGCTGTACAAGGTACTTACATCAACAACGATTACTTCATGGCTAATCGTAGTGGTAGCTGCAAGTTTTTAAATGTGCTGCAAGGCGAGAATCATACTGAAGCAGATGACTGGTATGAGCGCATGAAAAAGTATTGTGATCCAAAACAATACGCACAGCCTTTTGAGGGTTGGGCTATGGGCGGTCAGAACATGTGCGATGTACACCTGCTGCTACGCAGACTTGTTGCACTACGCTTTGACGGATTACTTGAGCCAGGCAAACATGACTGGATGCACTTTCTGGGCACAAGTAAACTGGAGTGGGCCACCCTACTAACCGATGTGCAGCGGGCAGTTCGCAAATATCATAATGAACAATTTACCATTAGTTTCGACTGCGCTAGTCCGTTCCTTGCAACTGCTAACGGTCAAATTTACTATGATGTAGTAACACCCGATCGCGGCAAGTGGAGCTATCAAATGATGGCCAGTGTCGACGATAAAAAATATGCCACTGACACACGTTCTTTCGAAGATGCTGTACTACAGGATAAAATTTTTGATACGTTCCTTTCTAGTCCCATTAGCGAAAGACTTGCTATTAAAGATGTCTGTATCTATAAGCCCGGTGACCTGAATAAAATCGGTAAAGAAGGCAGAACCAGCTGGGATAGTTTTAGCTATACACTACAAATGGGACACAATGTATGGACTCACATCCATGCTGTACAAGAAGCTAATAGACAATATGATGCGGGCATTGTTCCTGGAATGTTGGTAGCAACCAGCGCAGATAAAAAAGTCATGCGTATGTATGATAGGACATTCTTCCGTGATATTGTTAACGATATCTTTGCAACTAGCGATAGAGGCAAAGCAGAAGAACTTGTCGAACATTACAACAAGTATTGGATGAGTATTGTGGGGACACGGGGCGCAGTTGGTAAAAAGACTGTTAACGCAGGAACCATGTTCAATACACTATTCGAAGTAGAAGGCGGAGATGAAGCCGACAATCATCATATTGATGATAGCGGTTTGGATGAATCAGCACTTAACAATTTGGAGGCTCAAGATGTATGAAGGTCGCATTGCACATTTGAAAGAAAGCCACAGAGTATTGGATCAAAAGATCACAGCTCACGAACGTGAACATCCCCATAGCGAAACCAATTTGGTTACAGAATGGAAAAAGCAGCGTTTGGCACTCAAAGACGAGATCAAGCGTTTGGAGCGCCTACAGTGGGAACACGACCACGAGCGTGTAGACTTTGACGACGATCGTTAATTAATATATAATACAATCATGGCTACTTGGAAAATCTCTACTAGAGAAAAGAAATCTTGTGTAGAACAAGAATACTGGGTCAAAGATAGTAAAACCATTGTACGCATTACCGGTTTTAGGTGGGGTACATTTACTGTAGAAACTTCGGACGACAACCCTCCCGAAGGCATCAGAGAAGACAACGAAGACAGTATCGAAATGTACAGCTACTTCGGTGATAACGCTGAAGACGGTGCAGAATTGGATATGTTGGATGATGGATGGTACGCCGATTGGGAGTTTCCCGAAGACATGGATGCAGAAGAACGCCAACGTATTATTGACGGGTTCGACGAAGACAGCTACGACTTCTTAGAAGGTGAAGGCTGGTACAACGATGAAACTGAATGTTGGCTATCTGGGCCGCTGGATATTGAACGAGTAAATTGATGAAAAGTTTAGTAATTGGAATGGGCATCGGTCAGCTTTACAAGACTGTGCTTACAGAACTCGGCCATGAAGTCGTTACGGTGGACATGGATCCTGTAAAAAGCGCAGACTACAGCGATTACGTAGCGGCATTCACGGATCACAGTCATTTCGATACTGTACATATCTGTACTCCAAATTACACGCACGTTAATTTGGCAAGACATGCTGGTAATCACGGTGCAAAATTAGTGTTTGTAGAAAAGCCAGGCGTACAAACACATTACGACTGGGTTTCTCTAATTCGCGACTATCCTAATACTAAATTTATGATGGTCAAGAATAATCAGTTTAGGAATGAAATTGCCGAGTTTAAAGGCTTGGCATCTGAATCAGACACTGTTTACATTCGTTGGAATAATCATAATCGTATTCCCAGCCCGGGTAGTTGGTTTACCAATAAACAACTTGCATTCGGTGGCGTAAGTAGAGATCTTATTCCACATATGTTGAGCTATTATTGCGCTCTTGTTGATTACACAAAAGGCAATAAGCTTTACGCCACAGCGTTGCAACGCTGGCAACTGAATGAGATTGACAGCACAGACTATGGCGTAGTCAACCCGAATGGCGTCTACGATGTAGATGACTTTTGCGAGATGGAGTTTCAATACGGCAGTACCAAATATATTCTATCTGCCAATTGGCGTTCACTGGGCGAGACTGACATTTCTATTAGCTTCGATACTCCTGCTGGCACTGTAAGACATGAACTAGGACTATGCCCCGAATCAGCTTATAAGAAAATGATTCAAGAAGCTGTGCTAAACCTAAATAACATTGAGTACTGGAAAGAGCAACAAGCTCAAGATATCTGGATTCATAAGCAAATAGAAAAACTATGAATAGAGTTTTAGCAACAGTTGGCAAAGGTAACTTTGTCGAAACTGCATACGAATTGCCACCTTTAGCACAAGATGAAATCTGTGTCCAAGCAGCTATGACAGGAGTTTGTCGCAGCGATATTGATATGATGCAAGGCAACTTTGGCCCTTTACCTTTGCATATGCAGGGTCACGAAGGATTAGGTAAAGTTATTGCTGTCGGTAATAAAATTAACGATGTGAAAGTAGGAGACTATGTTGCAACAAGAGGAGAGCCAGCTTACGCTGACCGATACAATGTTCGCTCTAAGGAGTATGTTCCCGTTCCAGAGTGTCATCCAAGATATATACTTGAGCCAGTTGCTTGCGGCATCAACGTTGTACACCAGCCAATACGCGAAATTGCTGAACGTAGTGGTCCCGGTAAACGACTATTAATTCTGGGCAGCGGATTCCTTGCTTGGATTGCATATAATACTATTTTATTAAATCATTTAGAATTTGATATTACTGTGTTTGGGCGCAGTAACAAAGAACTCTGGGGCGATATTCTAACCAGTGAATATGAAGGTAAGTTCGATGTTATTATTGACCTAAGTCCTTATAACGATGTCTTTATTAAAGATATGCTCAATAACGAAGCACTGGTTGTTATGGGAGTTGAAAAGCAGGTGGATACTAACTTTGCCACTTTACTCTGGAAAGCTTGCACAATGGTTTTTCCAAGCCCCAGAACAGACAAGTTTTATAAGTGTATGCAAGATGCCGCATATTGGATCGAAAACGGCAGCATCACTGTTGACAGTTTCTGGACTAAAGGTTACAATAGGGATACAGAATGGCAACAAGCGTTTGCCGATGGCGTTAACAGACCCCAAGGATACAGCCGGGGTTACATTTATTGGGATAACAATGGCAATTGATACTGATGGTCGTCAACAAGTAGATTACTTTGTTGGCACCGAAATTGAAAATACTGCAATGAAGGGCGAAAAAACTCTTTTTGTTGTGGGCATTAAACCCGTAGACGAAATCGTAGGTCTACTAACAGAACACAATGTTCGTCATGTTTATTTTGGAACTAGTCAAAGTTTCCATCCGCAAAACCCATACGACTGGGCTGCATGGGATGATATGATTAAGCCCTTGCTGGTTAAAGACTATTGGGTAACACTGGACTTTGGTGTTGAGTATGCGCGGGATCTACACGAACAAAGCTGGTGCGAGTATAACACTTTCATTCCAATGATTAGCGTTAAGCTACCAAACATTCGTTTGTACAACTACAATGCTACACTAAAGATTGATGACAACACTTGGGGTGATACTAACCCCGGTGTATGGTGTCATCCTCTAAACGAACTACAAACTCGCAATGTCTACACCGACTGGAAAGATTATGTGGGCGATACACCAGTGTTCCCCAAAGGAGAAGCATAATGGATCAACGAGATCAAGTATTGGCAGAAAAGCGTGAACGAATTAAACATAGCGCAGATCGTAAAATCTGGGTTACTTTCCAGAAAGAAGGAATTCACAAGTATCCAGCAGCAGCAACTGATCCTGCGCTAGCAACTGGCGACGAATACGATGTCAGTTTCCTTGGCGTTCCGCATCGTCATATCTTTCATTTCCGTGTATGGATTGATGTGTTTCACAATGACCGAGACATTGAGTTTATTCAATTCAAACGCTGGCTCGAAAATCTTTACAAACAAGGCACACTGGAGTTAAACTTTAAGAGCTGTGAGATGATTGCAGATGATCTGTATGATAAGATTGCCGAGCGTTATCCCAATCGTGCTGTTTGGATCGAAGTAGCAGAAGATGGCGAAAATGGTGCTATTATCAAGTACGAAATTAAACAACCCTATCAAACAATCGCTATCTAATCATGGCATCTAGAGAAAAAATTCAAGCAGACTTTGATCTAGAACGATTTATCGATATGTTCGATGAAGCGATGACTAGTAAAGATGAACGTGTAATAAATGCATTGCGTCAATTAATGATGATGGTTATTTTAACAAAGCCGGAATCTAACGAACCTATCACAAGATACGGCCCTTTACGTCAAATGCATGAAGATATGAAAAATCTTAATTGGCGTATGGGCAAAATGAGTGAGGATATGCGCGATATGCAGTCCGAGATTAAACGCATTAATTCAACGTACCACGGCGAAAGATATCAGTGGGCTGAGTTAGACCATCTTAAACAAGATTTAGCAAAAGCTATGCCGCAGGCGGCCAACCTTTATATCAACAAACCTTAATAAATTAACCCTAAGAAAAAGGAAAATAAAATGTCTCAACCTAAATACATCGAGAAGTATCTTAAAATGAAACCAGAAGTTAATAAAATCTTCGAAGATCTCGAGCAGTATAAGGACTACTGCCGTTACAATATGCTCAAGTTCGACGAGCGTGATCTGTATCGCAGTGAGCAATATCGTAAGTTTGAAAAATTCAAGCACTGGCAGAACAAACATAACGCAGAACAACAGTAATAATGGCTAACGTATTTTTAGTCGATTTAGAGCCAGTAGAAACAAGGTACACGGCTCAATGGAAAGAGCATGTACCCGAACTACTAAGAAAGGCAGGACACAATGTTCAAATTTTGGCTGGGCCTAAGGATATTCCTAGTGCAACCACTCCTGGTGCTTTCCTTAACTTTGGTGGGACTAATATCTATAAGTCTTTACAAGTTGAGGGCATGGGCCGCTTATTTTGCTCCGGATCAGTTAGCCCTGGCGATCATTTCCTGTTTACTGATGCGTGGCATCCTGGTATCATAAATCTAAAATACATGAGCGAGCTACTTGGCATTCCTGTCAAGATTCATGCACTATGGCATGCCGGTAGTTATGATCCGCACGACTTTTTAGGCAGACTTATCGGAGATACTCCATGGGTTCGTCACGCAGAGAAAAGTTTCTACCACGCAATCGATTATAACTATTTTGCAACGGAATTCCATATCGACTTGTTTGCTAAGAACTTGTTGGGTTATGAAGATGCGAAAGTTATCAAACAGTTTGCACCTAACAAAATTGTTAGGACAGGCTGGCCCATGGACTATATGCAGGATACTCTTGCTCCATACAAAAATATGGAAAAGCGTGATCTTGTGCTATTCCCGCATCGTATTGCTCCAGAAAAGCAAGTGGAAATCTTTAGAGATCTGCAGCGCCAATTGCCGCAATATGAGTTTGTGGTTTGCCAGGATCAACAGTTGTCCAAGGACGAATACCACAAGTTGCTAGGTCAAGCTAAGGTTGTGTTTAGTGCAAGCTTGCAGGAAACACTGGGCATTGGCTGCTACGAAGGTGCAATTGTAGATGCTATTCCCATGGTACCAGATCGCTTGAGCTATAGCGAAATGTATGAAAACATTTTCCTGTATCCCAGCGAATGGACCGAAAGCTGGAGAAGCTACAATCAGCATCGCGAGTCTGTTTGCAATTTAATTGTTCAGCACATGAAGAATTACGATATGGTTAAATTCTTAATTCGCAGACAAGCAAGGACGCTAACAGAAAAGTTTTTTAGTGCAACTGATCTATTAAACAATGTTCGATAAAATTTTCGAATTCGAGCGTGAGCTGGCAGCATTCACAGGCGCGCCTTACGCAATTATGACTGATTGCTGCACTCACGCTATTGAATTGTGCTTTAGACACGATCGAATTCGCAGTTGCAGTTTTACGGCATTTACATATCTAAGCATTCCAATGCTCATGCATAAACTGGGCGTAAGATATAGCTTAGAAGGCGAACACTGGACTGGTGAGTATCAGTTTCACGATACTAGAATCTGGGACAGTGCTCGCAGACTTGAAGAAGGTATGTATAGGCCTGGAATGATGCAATGCTTAAGCTTTGGTCACGATAAGCCCTTGCATATCGGCAGGGGCGGTGCCATTCTATTAGATGATCGAGCTGCATATGACAAATTAATTTTAATGCGCTACGATGGCAGAAACCTAAATATTAAGCCGTGGATCGAACAAAAGCAGTTCCGAGTTGGTTACCACTATAAACCAACGCCCGAAGAAGCTGAGTTAGGTTTGGCATTATTGGAAGGTGTAAAGTTTGACAGACCTACGCCCAAGCATGTAAACTATGCTGATCTTAGACAAATAACCATTACAGATTAATATGGCAGAACTAAATTACAAAGAAGAAGACGGAAAGCCCCTGAGTCAAGTTATCCGTGATAGACTTAAGCAAGATAACAAACGCTTTTGGGCAGGCGATAACATCAGCGAATACATTAGCGATGTTGAAAAAGATGAACTAATCAAAGAAGCAACTGCGGCATTTGAGCAAGTGCTAGATACCCTGCTGATTGATAGAGAAACAGATCCTAACAGCAAAGGTACAGCCAAGCGATTAGCTAAAATGTATTTCAATGAAATTATGAGTGGACGCTATGACCCAAGACCAGACGCAACCGCATTTCCAAACGACAGCCAAGACCGATATGAAGGCATGTTGGTTGTCCGTAGTGAGTTACGAAGCATGTGTAGCCATCATCATCAGCCTGTATCTGGTGTTGCTTATATCGGCATCATTGCTGCTAGCAAACTAATTGGCCTCTCAAAATATACACGCATCGCTCAATGGTGTGCAAGACGCGGCACTCTCCAGGAGGAACTTGCTAATGATATTGCTCGAGAAATTGAAAAGGCAACTGGCGCGCAAGACTTGGGTGTATATATTCAAGCTGTACACGGATGCTGCGAAAATCGTGGTATTATGGCGCACAGTTCGCTAACACAAACTACTGTACTAAAAGGTGCATTTAAAGACGATGCTGGCACAAAGAAGGAATTCTTTGATAATATTAAATTGCAACAGGAATTCGCTCCGAGGTAATTATGGCAACGAAGAAAAAGCAAACTGATATAATTTGGCCCAAAGTAACTACAGGCTCACACTTAACTGTTTTCACTTATGAAAATGGCGAAACTGAACTTAAATGGGATGACGAAGCATTGCTGCGCGATGTTCGTGCTGCAATTCTAAAATTCGAATCCACAATGCCCGTGGCAACAGAACAACCAAAGAAAGCGAAAAAACAAAATGTCAAAACTAACAAAACTAAACAAAGTAAATGAATCTATCACTATCAATCGTTATGACAACGGCTTCATGGTAGAAGTGGGCGGCCGCGATGAAGAAAACGATTGGAAGACTGCTAAAATTCTCTGCAACACTGAAGAAGAAATGATCGAAGTGGTTAGAGAATGGAACGCAATGGACGTCGCTGAATAACATGATTAAAAATCTTAGTCAAGGTCCGTTTTTAAAAGTCGGCCACTATGGCGGAAATTATTTAGGTGCTCCAAATCCTTCAATGGCTTCGGGGTTCGGAATGCTAAGATATAATCAGCAAAGTCAGAATATTGAAGTTTACGACGGCTCTGCTTGGGTTAGCGTTTCTCAAACTGTTGATGTTTCATTAGATGACGAGGCGATCGAGTTGCTGCGCTGGGCAAGAGAACAAAAACAGCGACAAGAAAGTTTAGAAAGATTGGCAAAAGAAAATGTCACAATACAAGATGCGCTCAACAGTTTACGCGACGCAGAAGAGCGCCTTAGCATCGTCAGGGCTTTATGCGAACAAGATAGGATCAGTTAAAAAAGTTAAAAAGATTATGAAACAGAAACGAAGAACTTTTAAGCAATGGATTAGGGATTGGCTTAATAATGACGAGGATACGAGTCAGGATATGGTGCTCGCTTCCTCATCTGATCCCGGATATTCTAGCGACGATTCTATTAGATTTGATATTACGCCAGCAAGAGGCGGTATCATTGTTAATATAAGACATTACGATCCAAAAACAGACAGAAACACTTATACTGTACATGTTATTCACGATGATCAAAATGTGGCAGAAAATATTGCCCAAATTGTTAGCATGGAAATGCTCAAACATTAATGACTTAAAATAACGTGATATGTATAATAAAGGAATGTTCAAAGTCATTCCTTTTTTGTTGGCACTAACTTTGGCTGCATGCGGTGGCGGCAGCAGCGAGCCAAAAGCTAAAGCTGAACTCCGACTTGCAAGTGTAAGCTTTGATTCAAACTACAGTTTTGTACCGAGTGTTGCTGTAGGTGATTTTACAGGCACGGGAGAAAAGTATGCTGTAGTTGCCGGATGGTACGCAAGCAATCAGACTGTGAATGTAAACCCCGACCCCAGTGTAAAGATTTTTAGAATTGCAGCAGATCGCATTTCAGATGTTACAGTTTCTATTTTGGGCAGTGAGTTTAATGCATCTGTAAACATGCCGCTGGTTGCAGATTTCAATAATGACGGCATCGACGATATCTTTTTTGCAGGTTTCACAGATGCTCCCGCATATGATTTTAATAAAAATTATGTGTTTCTAAGTAGACGCGGACTTAGCCATGCGCAAGTTACTGTGCCAGGATTAACATGGAGTCACGGTGCGACCACTGCGGACTTAGATAGTGACGGCGATATCGATGTAATTAACAGCTACGGTCAAATTTGGCTCAATGACGGTAGTGGCAATTTTTCTTTTGTTGACCATACATATAACAGCAGTCCCCCATATTGGATGCATGGTTCGGGTGTTTGTGTAGGAGACTTTAACAATTCTGGCAAGCCCCAAATCGTAATTACTGATTTAAACCTGGACGGTAATAAAGGTCCTGTAATTGACAATGCAATTTTTGAACTTAACAGTTTGCTAAAACCCGTTGCAGGACATAATTTACCAAAACCCTATTACGATACAAATAGTGTAAATGAAGAAAGCCACGACGTTAGTTGTGTGGTTGCAGACCTAAATGGCGATGGTCTTAAAGATATCATAGTTATTAGCGCGTTGGACAGCGCAAGCGTGAGGCAAGGCACAGCGGATCACGAACACATTATGCAGGTTTACTTGAATCAAGGAAACTTTGTATTTTCGGATGCTACTAATCTTGTATATAGAAAAACCAGTTTAAGCTCGTACATTCCCAAAGTTATTGATTATAATAATGATGGTAAGCTCGACGTATGGTTAGCTAGCTGGGACACTTTGACTAGCGAATCTAATATTTTGTGGATAAATGATGGCACAGGTTCTTTTACTGAATACCAAAGCCCTGTTATGACTGTTAGAAATTCAATTAACAGCCTAGCACAAAATTATGTTAACAAAGGTTTTATACTGCCCGTAAAGATCAATAACGAATGGGCGTTTGTTGCTAGCAATATCAGCAGAGACAAACTCAATATCGGTATTATTAAACCTTGACTGGGTAGTGATTTCATTTTATAATTATAGAGTAACATTTTCGAAAGGATTAAGAAATGTTTCTAAAGCTGCTAGAAAAACTCGGTCGCAAGCGAGTTGTAATGGACAGGATCAACGATGAACCATATCTCGAACGCTATTATCTATTCCTTAAGGACCGAAAGCGGTTTCCCTTTAATGTGTTCCTTCATAAATTTCTTAAGTCAGACCCCGATGATCTGCATGACCATCCATGGCCTTACGCTACGCTTATCCTAAGAGGTGGTTATTGGGAGTGGGTTCCGCAATGCGATGCTAATGGCAAAAAGATCGGCGAAATTGCAAAATGGCGCGGGCCTGGGCACTTTCGCTTTTGCAGCGCAAAAAGCTTTCACCGTATTGAACTAGATCCTAATGTTACATGCTGGACTCTGTTTATGCCAGGCCCCCAACAACGTGAATGGGGCTTTATGCGTAAAGGCAAGTGGGTACAGCACGAACAATATCTCGCAGATCGTGTAGCTGCCAAAAACTCATGAACGGTCGTTATCCAGTAGATGTTTCTAGCTATAACAAGGATGTGGAAACATATCTTCTAAATCGCGGTGCAGTTAGATATGCAGGACTCTGGACTAGCGCATTTAAGCCTCATAATATGCAGACATTTGATGCGCTAATGTTTCCAGGATGCAAGCCAATTCATTTTGGATCGGGCGGAACTACAAGGATCTTTTTTCCCGACGAAGATGCTGCACTACTGTTTAGCCTTGCATTCGGTCACTTAATTACCGACAGTTATGTTAAACCAATTAAGCAACTAATTGAGGAAGTTCGTGAATAAACTTATCGTAGATCAAAAACAATTTAACGGTCTAGTTAATAATCTTTGCAGACAAATTGCAAAAAGCAACTGGTTGCCCGATTACATTGTGGGCATTGTGCCTGGCGGTCTGGTTGCTGCTACCATGCTCAGCAAATACTTTGAAGTTCCGCTTTACACACTAAATGCCACCGCAGAGGATCCCGAATCAAATCTGTGGATGTCAGAAGATGCCTTCGGCTGCACCAGCGAACCTAAAAAAATTCTAATCGTCAACGATGTGAATAGAACGGGGAAAACACTAAACTGGATCAAACAGGATTGGCAAACTAGCAGTTTCCCCAACGGAACTCGTTGGAATGAAGTATGGAACGGATCTACTAGATTTGCTGTGCTATATGATTTTGCGCCAGCCAACATGGACGTAGACATCGATTACTCAGCAGTCGAACTTGCACACTACGAAACTGACGAGCTAATATTTCCATACGAAAATTGGTGGGAATAAATATTATTATCACTACAGCGGTCTCTTAAGACATTCACCCCGCTTTATAAATTCTGCATGTCATCAAACTTGCTACTTTAACAAAAGGAGACTAGAGATGGCAAATCAACCTGTAACTTACAAATATACTAGCACAAAAGAATATCACGACGCATTTCCATGTGCATATCGGCAATGGCGAGCAGATAGTCATTGCAATCTAATCCACGGATACAGCTTCTCAATGAAGTTTTACTTTGGCACTAATGACCTAGATGCTCGCAACTGGGCAGCAGACTATGGTGGACTTAAAGAACTAAAGAAGATTTTAGAAGATCAGTTTGACCATACGCTAATCGTTGCAGCAGACGATCCTGAGCTAGAAACATTTAAGATGCTGCAAGAGCGGAACATGGCCAAAATCGTTGTTCTTCCACGTATTGGTTGCGAAGGACTTGCTGATCAATTATACAAATTCGTCAACGGTGTTTATATTCCCGACTATTGGGGACCGGGCGAAGCAGAGCGTCTATGGTGCTATCGTGTTGAAGTTCGCGAAACACAAGCCAACATGGCTTTCCGCGAAGGTCATCGCGAATGGAATGAAGATTTATTTGCTTAAAGGAAAAATATGTTAGAAAAAATCTTAGGAACGTTAGATAGGGTTTTAGTTGCAAAACTAGTTGCTCTACAAATTTTTGTTATTGCTGTTAGCAACTGGATTGTAACTCACAACTTTCCAATTTTTGGAACTGTAATTAGCTATGCAGCATTTACTTTTCCCTTGGTAGTCGTTGCCACTGACCTAACTGTTCGTATGATCGGCAAGGAAATGGGTCGTGTAGTTGTTACATTGTCCTTTATTCCTGCCATTTTAATTAGCATGGCGATTGTGGCACTAAGCGGTGCTCCTAGTAGCATTGCTGTTAGTATTGGTCTAGCTTCGGGCTGTGCTTACGCTGTCAGTACAATGCTAGACGTTTATGTGTTTAGTTACTTCCGCGAAAAGTATCAGCAATGGTGGATCGCCCCAACGGTATCCAGCATCGTAACTATGATTATCGATACTTACACATTCTATTATGTGGCCTTTGCCAATGTTGCTGGTAGCCCTTACGAGCATAATTGGGTAAGTGCAGCGGCTGCACACAGCATTACTAAAATTATTGTAAGCCTATTGGTCATTCTTCCGGCTTACGGCGTTCTGTTGAATTATCTACAAAAGAAACTTAAAACCCAATGAGCAAACGAGTAGCAGTAGTGGGTGCTGGTATTAGCGGCATCACCACAGCCTATTATCTAGCAAAGGCAGGATATACCGTAACTGTATATGAGCAGGAACGATATCCTGCTATGCGTACCAGTTTTGCAAACGGCGGACAAATTTCTGCCAGTAATAGCGAAGTTTGGACCAGCTGGAGCAATATTGTAAAGGGCATCAAGTGGATGTTCAAAAAAGATGCTCCACTGAGATTTAAGCCATGGCGATTAGATTATTCAATGTGGCGATGGACATTGAGATTCTTATGGCATACTCTAAAAGGTGATGCAAACAGAAATACTGCAGATACTGTACGTATGGCCATCGAGTCAAGAAAACTATACGACGAAATTTGTCAAGATCAAAACATAGAACACGCAATGTTTGATCGCAGCGATTGCGGTATTTTGCATTTTTACAAAAAAGAATCATATTGGGAAAATGCTCAGGACGTTATGTTTTTGTATAATGCAAATGGTTTAGATCGTGAAGAAGTTAATCCAGCATATGTACCCGTAGTTGATCCTGCACTTAAAGATATCAAAGGTATCGTAGGAGCAACATATACTAAAAGCGATTGGACTGGTGATATTCATAAGTTTTGCTATGTGCTAGCAGATTTTCTAAAACATCAGCACAATGTTATATTTTTTTATAACTGGAAAGTAAATGACATTGCATCTTTGGCAGAAAGTCACGATGCGGTAGTCATTGCAAACGGTGTCGGTAGTGTTGAATTGGCCAAACAGTTGCGAGAAGACATCGGCGTTTATCCTGTAAAGGGTTATAGTATTACTATTAATAATGTTGATCCGAAGCATTTACCTAAGGTTAGTCTATTAGACGACGAAGCAAAAATTGTAACTTCGACATTGGGCAATAAACTCAGAGTTGCTGGTACTGCAGAGCTTGCAGGCGAAAACTATGACATTCGTCGTGATAGGATTGAACCTTTACTTAATTGGGTTCATACAAACTTCCCAAATATCAATACGCACGATTACACACAGTGGGCATGCTTGCGTCCAATGACACCAAATATGATGCCCGTTATTCGCCAAAGCAAAACCAATTCAAAAGTTTTCTATAATACCGGGCATGGTCATTTGGGTTGGACGCTGGGCCCAGCGACTGCGGTTCAAGTAGTCAACTTAATCAATGAAAAATTTAAATCAAATTAAAGATAACACCAAGGAAGCGTTAGTTATATTGCAAGAAGAATGTGCCGAAGTGGTGCAGGAAGTCAGCAAATGCTTTCGCTTCGGTTTGGATAGCCAGCACTACAAAACGGGATTAAAGCATAACAAAATGCTTGAAACTGAAGTGGGTGATGTGTTAGCATTAGTAGATATTTTAGTGGAGCAAGGCGTTCTAAATAAAGATAGTTTAGAAGCCGCAAAGCTAGCTAAAAAAGAAAAACTTAAACTGTGGTCAAGCATATATGAAAATCAAAGTAAGTGAACTGTTTTATTCTGCGCAAGGCGAAGGTCGTTTTGTTGGCGTGCCTAGCGTATTTCTTCGAACCTTTGGCTGCAACTTTACTTGCAGCAGCTTTGGTTGCGCGCCCGGTGTAAAAAGTACCGAAGCAGATGAAGTAGCAAAGAATATCCATCTATATAAAACTTTTGAAGAACTGCCACTAGTTAATACCGGCTGCGACAGCTATGCCAGTTGGCATCCTGCATTTAAAGAGCTGAGCCCGACTTATGACACAGACGAACTTGTGGGCAAACTAGCAGCCTTAACGCCTAATGGTAAATGGATACAAGACAACGGAAACGATGTTCATCTTGTTATTACAGGTGGAGAACCGTTACTGGGATGGCAACGAGCCTATGAGGATTTGTTAAGCCATTCCGCAATGTCTGATCTAAGAAACATTACGTTTGAAACAAACGGAACACAAAAGATACAGTCAAGATTTGCAGATTACATGGTACAGTGGCAAATGCCAGACATGCAAGGTGATAAAGAAATTACATTTAGTGTAAGCGCCAAACTCAGTGCAAGCGGCGAAAAGTGGGAGGAAGCTATTTGTCCCGACATTGTAGCCAGCTATCAAGAATTTGGAAGAGTATATCTTAAATTTGTAGTAGAAACTGAGCAGCACTTTGCAGAAGTAGAACGTGCAGTTAAAGAATTTAGAGCAGGCGGATTTATGGGCGTAGTCTATGTAATGCCGCAAGGTGGCGTTGTGACTCCCTATGAACGCAACCGCGTTCGAGTTGCAGACTGGGCACTGAGCAAAGGCTACAACTACAGTCCTCGCCTGCACGTTGACCTATGGGGCAATGGCTGGGGCAAATGATGGGCTCTGGATACACACTAAGTTGGCAAGATTATATAGAGCCTTATTTAGAACGCTGCAATTGGAAACTGGCATTCTCTTTACTTCCTCGCAGATGTACAAGAAGTCGAAAGAAAATCTGGCTTACACATGCATACAAAGGCACACGTATCATAACAGGACCAGGTGAGCCAGTCATTGAATATCATTGGCTAACCAAAGAAGAATTTATATTGTGGAGATTAACACATGGGAATATTTGACAAGTTTATTAAAAAAGCAGAAGAGCCGCGGCCGCCTAAAGAAGAGAAAAAGCCCAAGGCGATTAAAAAATCTCCAAAGGAACTGGCTACTGAAAAAGGTGAGCCATGGGTCAACATCGAGAGTGTGGAACTAGATCCCGATAACATCGGTAATGGTGCATTTGAATTAGACTGGAACGAATTCTTTATCGCAAAACTAATTCGGGCAGGTTACAAAGGCAAAGACGATCAACAAATCGTGGACCAATGGTTCCAAGATGTTTGCCGTAATGTTGTGCTTGAAACATTTGAACAGTACGAAGCAAATAATCCAAGACCAGTAAGCGGTGTGCAAAAGCGTGATGTAGGTGGCGGCCGCACTGAAGTGAGTTAAAGATGGAGCCGTTGGATACCCCAAAGACACTAAACATATACCAATTGGTCAAGCAATCTGGGCTAAGCTTTGCTCCTGTTGGTTATAACAACATTTCCATTGGAACCGGTTTCTTTTTAACCAGGACTGAAGCAGAACATCATCGCACTATGGAAGTGCTTAAAGAACCGGCAGGGTCAACTGCTGTGTTTCATGTGTTTGAACTAACTATTCCCAATCCTGCATACAAAGAATGAAAAAAGTACTTTATGTAAACGGAGATAGTCATAGTGCCGGCCTAGCTGCCGGCGGCCCACATTACAGTTACGGAAATCACATTGCAAAAACATTAAACATGGAATTTGTTTGCGATGCAGTTGCTGGCTGTAGTAACGATTCTATCATTGATAGAACTAACAAATATTTAGAGCAGCACACCCCAGATCTAATGATTATAGGTTGGAGTACATGGGAAAGAGAAACTTGGGAATACGAAGGCAATACCTATAATGTTACTGCAAGTGGTACCGATACAGTACATCCCGCATTAGTAGACAGATATAAACAATGGGTTATTGACAGTTGCGATTCAAAATTTCAACAACAAAAAGAAGAAATAAACTATAAAAAAATATGGGATTTGCATACCCAGTTAAAAGAAAAAAATATCAAACATGTTTTTTTTAATTGCTACTCTTATTTTTTCTATACAACTGCATTCAATAAACCCAGGGCCGACTGGGGAATAAATTATATCAATCCTTATGAAAAATGCGGAACCTATTACTTTTGGCTAGAGAAAGAAGGATATGTTCCCGCCGTCCCTAAATTTTATCATTATGGCGCCGATGCACACAAAGCATGGGCAGATTTTTTAATCGATTACATTAAAAACAATGATATTGTACATTAATGGCGACGCACACTCTGCGGCTGCAAATGCAGTAGTTAATGTAACTAGTGCCGAAGAAGATATGGATCTATGGTGGATGGGAGGTGCGCCGCATCCAGAAAATTTAAATGTAAGTTTTGGCGCATATATTGCTAAAGTACTAAAAGCAAGACTGGTTGTAGAAGCAAAAGCAAACCAAACAAATACTGACATCATCGATGCTGCAAACAATTTTATTAAAAATAATCCTGTAAATGAAAGCTTGGTGCTTATAATAGGTTTCCCAGAAAACAATACAGAACAACTGAGCGAATTTGGTAAACAACTCAAAGCTCAAGGAATTAAACATATACTGTATCCGTCCGAAGACTATGTTAAATGGTTAACGGATCGAAATTTTGATACAGATGAATTTGGTTATTTTGGTCCGGACGCACATAGAGCATGGGCCGGTAATTTGATAAAGCCATTGACACGTATTTTATAATATGCTACTATTATTGCATGCGTTACTTAATCGTTGATACTGCCAATACATTTTTCCGCGCAAGGCATGCGGCACATCGTCAAAGCGACACTTGGGACCGGCTTGGCTTCGCTATTCACGTTACACTAGGTAGTGTGAACAAAGCATGGCGCGACCAAAAAGCTGACCACGTGGTCTTCTGTTTAGAAGGTCGCAGCTGGCGCAAAGACTTTTACGAGCCTTACAAAAAGAATCGTGCTGTAGCCCGTGCTGCCCTTACTGAAGCAGAAGCAGAAGAAGACAAGCTATTCTGGGAAACATTTGACAACATTAAGACTTATCTTAGTGAAAAGACCAACTGCACAGTTCTGCAGCATCCCGAACTAGAAGCAGACGACCTTATTGCAGGTTGGATTCAAAGTCATCCGGATGACGAGCATATCATTGTTAGTAGTGACAGCGACTTTCATCAATTGCTAGCTACCAATGTCAAACAATACAACGGTGTTGCAGACGAGTTGCACACACTGGAAGGCATCTTTGACAAAAAGGGCAAGCCTGTCATTGATAAGAAGACTAAGGAACCCAAGAAGATTCCAGATCCTAAGTTTATTCTGTTTGAAAAATGCATGCGTGGTGACCCCACCGACAATGTGTTCAGTGCATATCCTGGTGTTCGCACTAAAGGCAGCAAGAACAAAGTTGGTCTGATTGAAGCTTATGCTGACATGGACAAGAAGGGTTTCAATTGGAATAACATGATGCTACAGACCTGGACCGATCACAACGGCGAAGAACATCGTGTGCTAGATGATTACAACCGCAACAAGACTCTTATTGATCTAACTGCACAGCCAGACAACATTAAGGTTCTTATTGCAGAAACTATTGCCAAGAATAGTGTTAAGCTTGACCGCCCAATGATTGGCGCACAGTTCCTTAAGTTCTGTGGCAAGTATGAACTGGTTAAACTTAGCGAGCATGCCAATAGCTACAGCGAATTTCTATCAGCAAGCTATCCAGAATGATTACTACTGTCATCAACGGCGACCCAGGAGTTCATGGAAACTTTTTAGAATATATTGTTAATCGATATATCTTTAAGGTTTCTTTTAACGGGCCTGTGTTTTTTTCGTCCGGTGCAGCTCATGCAAAAAATAATGACAGTGAATATAAAGAAAACAGATCGGCAGTTCTTAAGCACGTTTCCTATTTAAATGACCCTATCCCTGCCGAAACCAAAAATATTATTCATATAGTCTGCGACTATAAGTTTAATATTGTCTTACTTACAAATATATTTCACAGGTGCATGCCGGAAAATGTGAATAAAAGTGTTAGCGCCAAAGACATTGAAGCGTTTCAGCTGGAAAGAATTTACAAAAATCATAACTCCAATGCAAGGCATGTGGTAAGAAATGACCTGTACACTAAGCTTATTGAAGGGCATTACGGTCAAAAAGAAAAACTAAATTTTGATGGTTATAAAAATTTTCATTTTAGCTACAACAGTTTTTTTTCCTTATTAGATTTTATAAAAGAACTAAAAGAAATTGCAAAATTTCTAGGGATGGGATCGCTAACTGTAGACAATAACTTAATAAACGATTGGCATGATTTTATTGCAAAAAATCAAGGCATGAGCATATATCAACAAGGACAAAAATTATTAAACGATATTTTGCTAGGCAATGACGTTGAAATCGAAGAAAACATTTACATAGAATCATACATTAACTATTTGTTAACCGAAATACTAAATTTGTTCGAAGGCCCCATGTTTAGCGACGATGTATACCCAAAGTCAACAAAAGTAATTCACGATTTTATAAAAAGTAACTGTTAATCAAATGTCAAAAATTGTTAAAATTCCTGCAGGTAGTCCAGACTTTATGATTATGGACGGCATCATGCTTGCTCGCCGGGCCAGCTTATCTTTGAGTGACAAAATGCCATCGGAGTTTCAACACATGGTATACCAGTGGCTCATGAAGGGCTGGATCACTGTAGATGCTTATATGTTGGAATCGGAACTAATGTGGGGCAAGCTGTCAGAAGGATCGGAGACACATCATGAAACCATTTCGTAATTGGCTGCAAGAACTTTGGTTTGAAAACAACGAAGAACGTTTAGAGTGGCATCTGCAACCGCATACTCTTAAAGAATATTTCGCACAGTACAAATGGTGGCTTCGGCGAGAATACAGATTTCAGAAGAGTAAAGAAAAATGATCGAAGTCTTAGTGCTTTTAGTGTTATTGCAAATAAAACACTGGTATATTGATTTTGTAAATCAAAATAATGTTGAAGTAGCGCATAAAGGAATCTACGGCAACTGGCTGGGTGCCAAACATAGCATTAAGCACGGCCTCGGAACTTTGGTGGCACTATGGATTGTTACAGGCGGAGAGTATTTTGTATACTTACTCACTGTAGCAATCGCAGATATATTTTTGCATTATCATATCGATTGGGCAAAAATGAATTGGGGCAATAGAGATATTAACAATCCTAAATTTTGGAATCATTTAGGGTTGGATCAAATGGCACATCAACTGTGCTATATTTTTTATGCAGGGATTATGATACTATGACAGAACTAATTGCGAAACCTATAATTAAAAATAAGTTTTGGATTGTAGAAGCAGAAGGCAACAAGATTGCAACTATACAAGCTGTGGAAGATGGTGGTTTTGTGTATGTGCAAGATCAAGCAAGACAACGCTATGCTTCAATTAAGGTTCTTAGTAAAGAACATAATATTAAGTTTGACAGCAGCGTACAAGAAAAAGAAAAATCGGCTCAACAAGGGCACGAAATTCACGGATATCCTGTCGGCACTAAGCCGTGGAATGTACTATACGATGTAAAGCATCATTTTCCTATCTATACTAAAACAAGTAAAAGCAAAAGCTATTACTGTGCTGGCTACTATATTATTAAATTTAATAATGGCTGGGTAAAAAGCTACTGCCCGAAATTTATTACGCTAAACAGATACGAATTTAAAGGCCCTTTTAAAACAAAAGCAGAAATGCAAGAACAACTTAAATTGGCAAAATGAAAGGTCAATCATGGAAAGCAATCTAACACTTCACTTAAAAATGTTTAACGATAAGGTTAAACTGCTAAATCAGTCACAGGGCAAGCAACTTACCCTTACTGCACAAGAAGCCCGCAATATCCATGCAGATTTGTTTGATTTGCTTAATCATTGCTACACTTTAAGCAAAAAAGTTCACGAAAATCGACAAGAAGTTGAAGTAATTACTGTTGGCATGGACGGCGGGAATTTTTAATTATCTACGCATATAAAGAAGATAAATAATTGCAGCTGGTAAAATACTATGAGCAGACCTAAACCAACAGTTCTGATTGAACACATCAACAAAACAAACTACAAAAGCGAGCAAGTTTTAAGTAGTGAGGGTATTTGGGCTGTTCACTACGATGGTCAACCCATCAACTTAAAGTCTAGCAATATGCTAGTAAGTTATCCAGGACCCAAATATAAGAAGACTAGTTTTTCAAATCCTGGTCATGCTATTAACTTAGCAAAGAAGCTTAACAGTTTGTTCAAGACTGATAAGTTCACTGTTGTATTACTAAAAAGTGGTGATAAAGTCTACCCCTAAGCGGTACACACAATTACAACTCACAAAAATCTTTAGTGAGCAGTCTAAGCGGGCCATTGCTGATTTAAAATTCATTTGGCATAACTTCACTAACGATACCAGTCTCAGATTAAGCATGACCGGGTTCCAATTCTTAATTAAGGAACTCAAACTCAAAGCTTATTATTTCGAGCTCGATAAGCCGTTGACCAATAAGAACCTTATACAGCTCGAGCGTCTTTTTCCCGGGCCCTACTACTACTGGAGTCGCACTAATAAATTTATTGTGTTTGACGAACAGGATGCCGTTTGGCTTGAGCTGCAGGCAAACGATTTAGCTGGCTATTTGGATAACTTAGAAACTAATACTTAGGTAGTACTTGTTCGAAATTCACGTTTTCGCTACAATTACAAAATCGTAAACAAAGCGAGGCAGAAATGGAACAGCTCAGTACCGTTCAGCAAATCAATTCCGCAATCATGTTCGGTAACCTTACCAACACCGAACTAGACTCCGTCATCGGCGCGATTAAGTTTGCCCGCGCTAACTTGGCCAAGCAGGCTAAGCGTTCAGTCACTGTGGGCTCCCAAGTCAGATTCCTTAGCAGCAAAAATGGTCCGCAGCAAGGCACGGTGACCAAAGTGGCTATCAAATATATCACTGTTAAGACCGCGGGTAGCCTGTGGCGCGTGCCTGCTAACATGATCGAAGCTGTTTAATTAAACTTTAGTACCAAGGAGTAAAACATGGACTTTGTTGGCTTTCTAGTAATCATTGCGTCCATCGTTGGCACCGTTTACATTGTCTACGACATCCGAAAAACTGAAGCTGCGGCTAAAAAACAACGGGAAGAATACAGCCCGTTTGAGACCATTAATAGTTAATACCTAAGTATTACAAAAATTTTGGTTGTTCGAAATTCGCCGATTTGTTATAATATACTCATAGCGTAACAAAACAGGAGTTGAAATGATCCGCACTGAATACGAAGCCCAGCTGGCAGCTACCCAAATCTACCGCTACAGCGGTGTGATTACTGTCGAGGACACTGGCGGCGAGCTGGTTCGTTTTGTTATCCAGCGTGAAACTGCCTGTGATCGTCGGTGGGATACTGTCAGCGACGCGATGGTTCCCAGGGCTATTGCAGCCTCTCTTGTTGTGGATAAACCCGTCCTACAGCGAGAAACAGTTGCCGAATAATCAGTTTGGTTGTATAATATATTCATAGCGTAACAAAACAGGAGTCCAAAATGGCGTATGTTTCCCAGGAACTCAAAAAGAAGCTGGCCCCTAAGATCAAGGCTATTTGCAAAAAGTACAATGTCAAAGCCAGCCTCGCTGTTCGCAACCACAGCACTCTAGTGCTGAACATTAAAGAAGGCAGCATCGATTTCTTCGAGTCTTTTAACCGCCTGGGCTCGCAAGAATCCCGTCCTAGTTATAATCAGTTCCGTCCTGCTACCCAAAGTATCGACGTGAATCCTTATCACTACAAGAACCATTTCGATGGTAAGGCTCTTAAGTTCCTTGAAGAAGTGATCCCTGCCATGAATGCTGGCAACTATGACCGCAGCGACATCCAGACCGACTACTTTGACGTGGGCTGGTATATCGACGTCAACATCGGTCGCTGGGACAAGTCCTATCAGGTTGTTTAAAAACAACAGACAATAATTCGCAATTCTCATATAATTTAGTTTTGTAACAAAGGAGTGCCAAATGGCTAAAGGTGAAACTGTGTCTGAACATCGTACCGTAACTGCAGAAACTGCTCGTCGCAGTATTATGAAATGCTTCAAAAAGAAGCGTCCCCTGTTCCTATGGGGTCCTCCCGGTATCGGTAAATCCGAACTGGTAGATAGCATTGCAACTGACATGGGCGGTTTGATGATCGACCTGCGTCTTGCTCAGATGGAACCTACCGACCTGCGCGGTATTCCTTATTTTAACAAGGACCTCGGCCTAATGGACTGGGCTGCTCCTATCGACCTGCCCAGCGAAGAAACTGCTAGCCAGTATCCCGTTGTAGTTCTGTTCCTTGACGAAATGAACTCCGCTGCTCCGTCGATTCAGGCTGCTGCCTATCAGCTGATTCTGAACCGTCGTATCGGTAAGTATAAGCTTCCCGATAATGTGGTTGTTATTGCTGCTGGTAACCGTGAAAGCGACAAGGGTGTTACTTTCCGCATGCCTGCTCCGCTGGCCAACCGTTTCGTTCACCTTGAGATGCGTGTGGATCATGCTGCCTGGGAGAACTGGGCTGTTACTAATCAGATCCACAAGGATGTGGTTGGTTACATTGGTTTTGCTAAGCAGGACCTCTACGACTTTGATCCCCGTTCTAGCTCGCGCTCGTTTGCTACTCCGCGTTCTTGGACTTTCGTTTCCGAGTTGCTGGAAGATGACGACTGCTCTGACAGCGAACTGACTGATCTGATCTCAGGTGCTGTTGGTGAAGGTGTTGCAGTTAAGTTCATGGCTCACCGCAAGATTGCGGGTCAGCTGCCCCGTCCTGAAGAAGTTCTGAGCGGTAAGGTCACTGAGCTCAAGATCAAAGAAATCTCTGCTATGTACAGCATGGTAATTAGCCTCTGCTATGAGCTTAAGGATCAAGCAGAAAAGCTTGGCGGTAAGCCCAACCAAGATTGGCATAACATGGCAGATAACTTCTTTGCATTCATGATGCAAAACTTTACTACCGAACTGACTGTTATGGGTGCTCGTGTTGCACTGACTACCTATAATCTGCCGTTCGTTCCTGGCAAGCTGAAACACTTCGA